TCCCCTGCATTTATTTTCCCTGAATATATTATAACTAGCATGAGCAATTTATTCGATTTTAGTGAACTCGTGAAACGTGCTATCAAATACATTGTTGAGGGTATCATTGTTGCGATCGCTGCTTATAGCATCCCTAAACGTTCATTGAATGTTGAGGAGGTTGTCATTATTGCGTTAACTGCCGCCGCTACCTTTAGCGTGTTGGATGTTTTCGCTCCTTCCTTCTCGACCTCTGCCCGTGGTGGTGCCGGTTTCGGTTTAGGGGCTAATCTTGTTGGATTCCCAGGTGGACTCTAATTAAGGGAACCTACGGTTCCCTTAAGATCCCTCCCTTTTAAAGGCGTTATGCTTCAATAATTTTAAGTAAACTATTAAGTTTACTTGAAAGGAAAATCATGAAAGGGAGGGATCTTAAGGGAACCGTAGGTTCCCTTAAAAGGGGCAACATCCTAACCCAGAATCCATCAATTTCACTGCGTTTATTCCTTCATTTTTTAATACGAATCTAGAAAACCCTCCATTATATCGAATATTCATATCTATATCCACATTTGTATACCGACGAATTAAATGACTAAAAATGCCATCAAAGACGTCTCTTAAACCATTCGTTAAAAACGGTTTCTCCATAAAAAACATATCTCTAAAAAACCCGGCTTCTTCTTCCGACAAAATATAATGTTGGCCTTGTTTCATAATATTTACTAGTAACCCATTCCAAACACAACTGGAACCCGGGTTTTCATAAGATAAAATCCAATCTGATTCCAAGGCGAAATCCATCAAATATATCAAAAACTCAAAGGTTTCGGCGATTTCCTTTTCATCCGATAAATGATCCAAGAATCGGATTTCAATACCATGATTGTAATGTTTATTAAAATTAATATCCATTCCAATCTCATTCAGTTTTTTATAACCATTTTCCTTATAATATTGGTGAAACCACCAATATTCATTCTTGGAAAATTCTATTTCATCTAAAAATCTTGCTAAAATCTTTCCGCATTTCATTTTATCGGAATCATATGTGCCCAAACCAATATATCTTGAAATTGCACAACGCTGTGATGCAGCCGAAAATAACTCGGGGTCCAATTTAGAAAACGGGTCGGGTGATCCATAAAGACCGATTAAAAACGGTTCTACCCATTGAATTGCTCTTATCCCTTTACGATGATCTTTAACAAACTTTTCTCTGTTTTTTATTGTGCCCAAAGAATCGAGCTCTGTCGGTAATGTAATATTATAATGTAGGGTACCATTATTGAACATCGCCACATTTTTCAAATTCGTCATATATTTCGCGAATCCATGATTTTTTTCCATGATTTTTAGAGGTCCGTATTCTTGGAAAATCTTCTCTTTTTCACATACACTATTTAAATGTTCAATGAATTCTTGTTTCACCGTCGATAACTCATTCAAAACATCTTCCAGACCAACTTTATAAAATTTCCTGGTAGGAAACTCAATAACATCCCCATCAAACATCCATTTTATATCATAGGTCTCTTTAAAATAAGGGTCAGCTTCCTGTAATGTTTCCAAGAATGTTTTCCCCGAAAATTTCGGGTTCGGTTTTGCCTCTTTCGTATACTGTGTCAAAGCCTCGTTTTTTATATCCGTCTTGGAAAAACTATGAGATTTTAGTAAAATAGGAAGATCGATTTCATCCGTGGGTATATTTGCGGCAAATTGTTTAATTGCCGGTTTCAAATTTTCCGGCTTATAGCTCGCAAAATAATCCACACTATATCGTTCTTCTTTATGTTTCGTTAAAAAATCGCGTTTCGAAACCGACGTTTTTTTATCGAATTCCAAATAAAGTTCATGCTCGATTCCAAGACCCCAATATATTTCTCCCGTCTTATATTGTGATTTATAGATCTTATGCTTTCCAAATATCTCTGGCTTTTCAAAAAATACATTCTTCAAAAATGCCATAATAGAACGATGATTCAAAGTATATATAATAACACAAGTATATAAAACCACTTCGCAGTTTATATATTTTCTATCTAGAAAGTCTAAATTAGTTAAAAACATCAGTTATAAATTTAATATCATAAAACATTATATGATTTTTAAGCAATTGAATTATTCAATTGCTTCATACTGTTTGTTTAAGAAATTGATATTTTTACGCAATGAAGAAAATGTAAATGAATTTCGCTGCCCTCTTGTTCCAAAAGATATAGGCATATTGGTGGAAAATGGTTTTGTTATCTATGTTCAACGATCAACCCATCGTATTTATTCAGATGAAGAATATGAAAAAGCGGGTGCCAAATTAACCGATTTATCTTGGTTCCATGATATTTTCCGACATGCCCTGATCCTCGGTCTAAAGTGTTTTTCTGAACAAGAATTTGACTATTTAAATGGGCATACCCATGTCTTTTTCGCACATTGTTTCCAAGGACAACATGGTTCCGAACGAATTCTAGATGCTTTTCATCGATCAAACAGTACGTTATATGATTATGAGTACATGATGGATCCTTTGACAAAATCGAGGGCAATCGCTTTTGGAAAATACGCGGGAATCGTAGGGGGGTGCCTTGGACTTTTACATAAATCGGGGAAAATCTCGGACCTAAATCCTTGGCCCAGTAAAGAGGCACTTTTTCGGAACATAGAATGCGGTTTGACTGCAATTAGTAATATGAAAATCTGTGTTCTAGGACCCAATGGTCGATGTGGGAAAGGTGTTTGTGAAGTTTTGGATTATTTCAATATAGAATACTACAAAAAAGATTCGAGATCCGATAATTCCGATTTGAAAACATATAATATTGTATTCAATTGTATTCTTTTATCTAAGGATTTCCAAGAAGTATGGATCGATTCTATCGAGGATGTAGATCACCCATTTTTACTCGTGGATATAAGTTGTGATTATACGAAATCGAATCAACCCTTTCCGATTTATAACAAGGCTTCTTCTTGGAAAAATCCTGTTCTTAAAATATCAGATAATGTGGATGTAATTGCGATTGATAATTTACCATCTCTTTTACCCAAAGATAGTTCGGATGAGTTTTCCAAGATTTTAGTAGATCTCATTTTACAAGAAAACTTATCCCAAAAAATATGGAAAGGAGCACTAAACGTTTTTCATAAAACGGTATACCATAGTTTGTTAAAGCTTCCAAAAGTATATTGTGTGAATTTTTTGGATGAAGACCGTCGTTCAAAAATGGTTGAACGATTCGATCGCCTAAAAATCCCGGTGAATTTTGTTAGACCCGTTTTCAAATCGGACTTGAGGCTTTCCATGGACCAAATACAAGAACAACACAAAAGAACATATTCGATCATGTTACAACATATTGATTCGGTTCAAGATTTCTTGAATACCACTGATGAATCCGAAAAATATTGTATTGTTTGCGAAGATGATATTTTATTATCGAAAAGGTTTCTAGAAAAGTTACCTGGAATCTGTCAAACATTTTCGGAGTTAGATCTCGATGTTTTGTTATTGGGTTATTTATCACCGGATAAAGTATTGGATTCGGTGCTATTTCCCTTAATAAAATCTAATCCAGATTTTGTATATACAGGTTACCATTCAGATTTATGGGGATCACAAATGTATATGGTTTCTAGGGTATATGCAAAACGATTGATCGAAATTTTTCAACCGAATTATATTTTGAGGACGGATAGTCTTCCTTATAATCCCGATTGGACTATAACGAAATGTGGTAAACGGGCTTTAATTAGCCCAATGTTAGCTGTGGAAGAAGGGGAAGTGAAAAATGAATGTTATGGACAAATGTCGTTTCATCAACGGTGTTTTGAAACAAATTTTGTAGAGGGGGAATTTTACTAATAGAACCACTTACCGAATAATCCTCTTTTTGCGGTACGTCTTCTACTTTTACGTCCTCCGGTGTAAGAAGCCGGAGACTTTGATGAAGTCATCTTGGACGAAGAATTCGACTTCCTTCTTTTATGTGTACCCTTTTTCGGAGATTTTGGCTGAAATCCACCTTTCATATACATTATCATTAGATAAAAATCTAATAATAATTTAACCCTATGTCAAAAAGAGTGAGATCTTTAACACAAGATAGTCCAAAAAAAAAAGAGAAAAAGGAAAACATAAAAGATAAAATGATGATGATTCTCATTTCCGCACATGGAAACGATCATGTTATTGAGCAAACACTCCGAGAAAAAATTAAAAATGATTTATTGGTGATGGGCATCCATTTTACATTAGACGAAGCTTTAAAAAATACATATATCGATCAAATTATGCAAGTTTTAGAGAATATGGACATTTTTTATGTTCCCGCCATGACAGCTAAAAATGCATCCGCACCCATGAAAGAACAATTTTTGGTAGGTGGAGAAATTCCAAAATTAAATGGTAATTATATGTCAACCCGAGACCTATACATATTGAAATTTTTATTCGATTGTAATGCTTTTATTGAATCACATACTGAAATCACCTTGGAACAATTTCAACACTTTGTCCAAGAACATTCAAGAAATCAACGCGAACTTTTCTTTTATCTAAATGCGGACGACTATATTGAAATATTGAATTTATGTAAATACTATAAAGACTTGAAAACAAAAATCATAGATGAAACTTTTCCACCCCTTCACGACCAATGGAAACACGAATATTTACCACTATGTTGTTCTAAAAACTCAACACTATTTGATATTCATAATGCGACAATCGATGATCTACAATTCGATCCTAGGTTGGCCAAAGTATTCAAAACATATAGAAGTCGCCCAAATGTTCATTTAAGAACACAAACCAATCTATTTTTAGAACAGAGATGGGAGCATATTTCCACATTTTTCGGGGAAAATGAGGCGGAAGAAAAAGCATTCAAATTTTCACTACAAGTTATCGATCCAACCTGTTTTCAACGGATTTTTTCTGGATTAACAAAAGAAAATATGTTCACCGCATTTGATTTGAATTCGCCATATTTAAAAATGTTTGATTGTTTAAATGCCAAGTTATCTACACTGGGAGATCCACCTGAACTCACAGAATTTAAACGCCATATTTTGACTACTTTAATTACGAAAATTATACAAGATATGACAATATCACAGAGTCAATTATTTATCATATTGGCATTATTTAATTTACATGCCGCGTTTATTACGGATAGTGATTGTACTGATTTACCGAAGGATTCAAAAGAAGAAGATATAGAAAAACCCGAAAGAAGACGAACATTTAAAAAAAAACCAAAATGGAGTAAAAAAGCAAGAATTCGTCGGGTCCGTATGCAAACTTATCAAGACTCTCAATTGGATCTCGAGTTTGAACCAGTTCAAGATTCCATAAAAAATATTATAAGTCAACATCAGGCGAGATTAAAAGAAATACTTTTGAGTACTGTAAATGGTAATTTTGGTGGATCCGAAATTAGTTTTATTGAGGCAATATCTACGAAAAAAATTATAGAAGAAGAAATAGCTGGTCAATCTATTTTGAACCGTATATTCAGATTTTTTAGAATACCATCTTCATTACCACCACATTATAAATCGACCATACGAGAAATACATCGTTTATTAAACGAACCAAGAAGTAGATCGAGAGACAAAAAAAGTAGAAGTGGATCACGCGATCGCAGTAGATCGAGAGATCGGATTGATCCTTTTATAGAAAAAAAAGCAAAAGAAATAAAAGATAAATTAGATAACCTTCGTAGACGCATCGGTTCCCACTAAACGCTCGGAAAAAACTCCCAATCTAAATCATTACAGACTTTCTTCCATATCATATCCTGTTCAAACTGTTTTTCACGATCTTTCATCATCGGAATATACGGTAAATACTGTGTCTGATCCAATAAAACACATAACTGATAAAGTGTATATGTATAATTGAAAAAGTTGGTACGATTCGGAGGACAGTGTACGGCCCAAGGTTTCTGAATCTCAATAAAAAGTACACATAAAGTCTCATGTAGTTCTTCATTCATAATCGGTGGTTTGATACCGAAAATCGAATTAATATATTGAATATGCTCAAAATATTTATTAAGTCCCAGCTTACGTAAAATCTCACGCATTTTATCATAATTAATCGTTTTCAAATCTTGGATCCTTTCCTTTTTGATTCTTGCCCTTATCGCCTCAATGACTTCCTCCGGAATTTGTGTCGTTTCCTTTGCCTGAAATTGTGACAGGATTTCCTTGAAATGATTGAGACGGATATATGCCGTATATGAAACTTCACTCGGTGGCTCCTTATTATTCGGCTTGGAACTATCCACAATATAAACGATGAATTTACCACATTGATTATTATTACAGATCAAAATTCCTTCTTCGTCCTGTGGCACCAGTTCACCTTTATAACAGCTTTGGCAAATATCGGATGGAACCACATAATCCTGTGGATTAATGAAATCATTATTTACGTTTTTCCAATAATTCTGATATAGATTTTTCGATTGTGTATATTTATCGGGATCTGTGCGGTCCGGATTCACCGATTTGACTTTGAAAAAAGAATGTAAAACATTTACATTCTGTTTCCCACCACCTGTCGATATATCTTTTTTATCTTCGAAATAGCCGAAAATATACTTGGAGTTATTTAGGAAATACTGCTTTTTCTCCTGTTTGATTTCCTTGATTTTCAGTTTATTTGCACGAATCTTATCACGGATTTCCATATATTGATCGATCTGGTTATCTTGGAGAGATTTGACCTTTGTCTTTAAGTCTTCGATTTCTTGCTCCAACTGAGGTACTTTTTCGGTTTCATTTGTGTGAAAACGATTCAACATTTCAGTATGCTTTTCATCTATTGTATTGTTTTGCTGTGGGGGACGTTTTTGTAATGCTGTACTCATTGGATTTATAGGTATTTTGTTTATTAGTATAATTTTTGGCGGTGTTTTTATGTATGTTTTATTCTAAAAGGCTTTTAGTTTATTGTTTTTTTATAACTATATATTAGTTAATGTCATCCAGAATCAGATCAGTAACGAATAAACCTAAACCTATTGCAAAAAGATCTACTACTCAAAAAATTCCTCTAAAAAAAGGTAGAACTTCAGCAACAAAAGAACCTTTGAAAAATGAGAAAAAAAAGAGGGAGCCCAAAATTAGAGGAATTAGAGCAACCAAAAATAGATTTTTGGTAAGTGCGTTTGGAACATTTGAACCGCGTAAACGTAAAATAAGAAATTTATCAGAATTGTGTTCATTAAAAGCCGGCGAATTGTTTTCACACGTATTTAAATTGAGTACACAAGCTAGATTTACGTATAATGACGACTCTGTTGATACATATTCTGCTGCTAGAGACTGGTTTGAACGTGCGGATGCTACTCAACAATGTGAAAACACTGCACCCGGAAAAAAAGATCTTTTAAAAACAAGTGACTTATGTTATATATGTGGACTACCTCTAATAATTAATGGGAAACAAAACGGTCCGCTAGAATGTGAACACATTTTACCGGTTGCTCAAGCATGTTTATTTTTAGATTTATACCGTTCGGAATATAAAGAAATAATGAAATCCGGCAATGCGAATCTCACATCACTTCAACAACAGATTAAGCAAAATCTAGCAGTTGAATATAACTGGGCACATCAATGTTGTAATCAAATTAAATCAAGTATTTCTTTCGTAAAATTCGATGATACACTTAATGAATTTGTTTTGGATGAGGACTCATCCACTCGAATATTGAAAGGAATATTTTATGGAAAAATGAAAAATAAACAGGGTATAGAAGAAAATCGTAAATATTGTGATGGAATTAAAGCACAACTTTTGAAAAAACACAAAAGTTTTAATGCATTTCGGAATGAACGCCTTGAGCTTCAACAAAAAGAAGCCGCCCAATCATTAAACCAAACCATAAAACCCATTTTATCAATATTAAATCAAAATTATAATAAAGGAAAAAATAAAGGGTTTTATTTTTTGAGTATACTTTCCAATTTAATTTTGGCCGCGGATGCTACACTCGTTGATGCTGCCACTCGATCTTCCACTGGAAATGGTATAATTATACCTCCTCCAAACGAAAGTGATGAAAAAATGAAAGTTTATACGAAATTATCGTTACTATTTGCTCAATTTCTTGACTCTAAAACGAATGGATTGGATATAGGACGGGATCGCGAAAAACGATTGCATTTGGATGACGATTTACTAAAATTGTTTTTATTTAGAGACGACTTATTACAACAATTTAATCCTATTTTGAGGAACGGTTCATTTGATTCGGACAATTTTAATAAATTTATTATGAAACTGTTTTTAAGCAATAAATTTTTACACGAAGAACAATTACGAATAACATATAGCACATTATATCGTAATTTATTTTCAATGCTTTTTTTTATGAAAGAACCCAATGATCAAATTTCCGCAACAAAAGAAGCCGGACTTTGTTTACAAGTAATTTTAATATGTCTTTTTATAAAAAATATAAGGCACGCAAAAGAACATGCGATTTCATTTCAATTAAATCCCGATGGTAAATCGACGAAAGCTAGAGAAACATTAATAAAACTGGAACGCGTATTGGTAGATGTAATAGTTACAATTATCAAAAAAATGAAAGATGAGCATGATAATTCTACTGAAATTTTTAATATATTATTGAGTGTGTATGGTTATATAAATTCAAATTCGACGGCTGAACTAGAGCCTTTTTTTACAGGATTGGATGTCAAAAAATATGATGACATGGACGCTAAATTATTAACCTCTACCACTGAGTATTATGAACAATTTTCTGACGAATTTGAAATCAAAGCATTAGATGAACATGAAATATCAAAATTAGAAGTTGGTGCCGCACGTGCATTTTCCAATATTCATTTGGATAAAGAAATACAATACGATGATGTCGCGTCAATGTTTGAAAAACCTTCTTTACCGGATGAAATGGAAATACCACCGACCCAATCCAATCCGTTAGATTTACTTTCTTCTGCGGCGGAAATTCAATCGGCATCTAATATATTATCTACACCTGCTACAACAAAAAGAGAAAGATCAGCAAGTAAATCTCCTATTACTGACACAGAATCTGATGCAATGTCTCCACCCGCTACAACAAAAAGAGAAAGATTGGCAAGTAAGTCTCCCACTACTGACAAAGAATCTGATTCAATATCTCCATCTGCTAAAACAAAAAGAGAAAGATCGGAAAATGCATCTCCCATTACTGATAGAGAGTCTGATGTTGAAAATGTTAAAAAAAGGGTAAGAATATCGACTAGAAAACTTAAATCGGAAAGTTCAACAAAAAGACCTAATTCTAGAAGATCTCAAAAACGTTCTCGATCGGGATCAACAAGCGGTGAGTCGGACATTGATTCACCACCTAGACAACTTGCTAGAATTACTCGTAGCGGAACTAGAATTACTCGTAGCGGAGTGCAATAATTTTTATAACGAAATTACATACCCCATAATAAATAATGTCCGCTACAAATATTATAAATATAGACACTACACCGATCGTCCATATAGAACGACCAAAATACCAAAAAATGCTCTTTTTAACAAATGCTTTAGAAAATGGCTGGACAATTAAAAAATTAAACGACTCTTATATTTTCACCAAAAAACATGAAGGAAAACGCGAGGTTTTCCAAGAAAACTATTTAGAAACGTTTTTACGGACCAATCTTACGGAATGTGCAATGCCTTGAAAAAACGTTACCATATATCGTAACGTTTTTATAAAATATTTTTTAAAATTAAAAAAATAAAGTGTTTTTAAAAAAGGAGGGGGTCGTAGGGGGAACCTTGGTTCCCCTACATTTAGCAATGTTTGAAATGTTTTACAATTCAGTGTTACCATAAAAACAGACAAAAATAATATTCTAACAACTGTTACCATATGTCGTAACCATATGATCATATGCAAAATGAGAGACATTCGACCGTTTCTTAGTCCAATCAATTATTTAGCAACTCCCGAAATTATTTTCTAAACTAAGGTTATAAAGCCTAACCATGGGTGGAGCTCTTATGCAACTTGTCGCCTACGGCGCCCAAGACGTTTTCCTTACTGGAACCCCTGAGATTACTTTCTGGAAGGTTTCCTACCGCCGCCACACCAACTTCGCCATGGAGTCGATCGAGCAGACCTTCTCCGGCCAGGCCGACTTCGGTCGCCGTGTTACCTGCACGATCTCCCGTAACGGTGATCTTTGCTACCGCACCTACCTCCAGGTGACTCTCCCTGAGATCAACCAGAACATGCGTCCCACCACTGGCACGCAGAACGACGGCGTTTATGCCCGTTGGTTAGATTTCATTGGTGAGCAGCTCATCTCGCAGGTTGAGGTTGAGATCGGTGGTCAACGCATTGACCGCCAGTACGGTGACTGGATGCACATCTGGAACCAGCTCACGATGTCCGCCGAGCACCTCCGTGGCTACTTCAAGATGATTGGTAACACCACCCAGCTTACCTACATCACGGATCCCACCTTCGCCCCCATCGCTGGCCCCTGTGCCGCTGCTGGTGGCCCCAACCAGATCTGTGCCCCCCGTAACGCCCTCCCTGAGACCACTCTCTACATCCCCCTTCTTTTCTGGTTCTGCCGCAACCCCGGTCTTGCCCTCCCTTTGATCGCTCTCCAGTACCACGAGGTCAAGATCAACATCGATTTCCAGCCCATTGGCCAGTGCCTCTGGGCCGTCAAGACCCTTGCCGGCACCTCCGGCACGGTCTCGGTTCCCCAGGCCTACCAGCAATCCCTTGTTGCTGCCTCCCTCTATGTTGACTACATCTTCCTTGATACGGATGAGCGTCGCAAGATGGCCCAGAACCCCCAC